ACTATTTGACATAACACATAGTCAACGACGAAACACACATTTTTTCAGATTTTAGAAATCGGAATTACAATCATAACCCTTTGTGTTGCAAGATATTACAAAAGTTCTAAAAAAGTCAAGTAAAAAAGTTTTTAAAAAATAATGCGCAACACCTCTTTTTTTGAAAAAATACCGACATGCAAACTACAGAGCAATTAATTTCAGGAATGATTAACAAAGCAACCGGAATCTCCATAACCATAATAGGAGCCATCACTGTATTACTCCTTTTGATCGTCATACTAAACGTCATAATAGCCAAACAAACCTTTTACAAAAAAAGCGAACTCCTGACACCAGCAGAAAAAGACTTTTTCAAAATCTTAATTCAGGCGGCAAACGCATATCACATCTTTCCTAAAGTCAGACTGGCAGACTTCATAAAAGTACAAGCCTTAAAACCAAAAGAGTGGGGCAAGGCATTTTCAAAAATCAAAGCAAAACACATCGACTTTTTACTAGCAGACAAATCAACACTAGAGCCAATTTTAGCAATAGAGCTAGACGACAAAACACACCAACGACCGGACAGACAACAACGGGATATTTTCGTTGACCAGACACTAACCCAAATAGGACTACCAATTTTGAGGATCAAAACAGCACCCTATTACAACCAGCACGACCTAGAAACGAAAATAACTAAAAAAATTGCAAACCAGAATCGACTCCAAGATAGCGCAGTCTAAAACAAAGCTCTTGGGGAAGTAAACGAAACAACCACGACCTTTGAAGAATCTTCAACCGCTGAAACGGACGAAGATGCGAAACCACCTCGTCGTGAAAATTACGACGCACAAACTCGATTGACGGAGAACTCACGATAATATCACGCAGAGCGAGTAACCCGCGAGATACATTTATCAACCGGAGACCCTTACAATCATCCGGTCTATCTTGAAGAGTTTTAGAAATGTACTTGCTAATGTACTTTCCAATATCGGACCCACACAATTCGATATGAATCCGTCCAAACCCATACCTGCGAGAAATCAATCGAAACTCGCGAATTGGAACAAATCGGTTCAAAACAATATGGATATGCCAGCCGTGACCGTTGGGGTGTTTTTCATAAACGCAAACATAATCATGACCTTTGAGCAAATTGCGAACAAACGGACTATTACGCAACGCACGAAACCGAGCAGTAACCACTTTGAGCGGTAAACCATGCTCAGGAACGGTCAGGGTTAAAAACCTTAGTCTACGACCTCCCCGAGTCATCATTTCGCAAGACCATTTAACACGCAACCGCTTTTTCATTCAACCCACCTCCGATAAAAAAACACAATGTTTTAAACATAACAAGGTTAGCACGTCGCACCCCGCGCGGGGCGCGGGGACCCGCGACGTTCTGCACTCTGTTACTACAAAGAACTGCGCGAGTTTGAGCACAAAAAACCGAAAACGAAAAACCAATCACTGAGACACCCCGAATCGAAAAACGAGAACGCGCAAAAATACAAATCCAACTATGGGTTTCACCCATCCCCACCACTTTTGAAAAAGTGGACAAAACTTTCAATAGTCAACATGTCCGAGCAGACAATCCCGAGACCAATCCACGATAAACCAACCATTGGTTCTTGCAAACTCCAATCGACGATCGCTAATTCTATCCAACCGACCAAACTCAGTATAATCACCGAGTCGATAACGTCGACCATCATAGAACTTAACTGTATCTTTCCCCCGCTCACGAACAATGTCCCACATTCCCAAACCGTACTCAACATTGGGAAAAGGAGCACCACCGGACGGAGAAAAAGAACGTCCGGACGACATAACAGAGACGCGTTCAACTGTATTCGTAACCACCAAAACAGAAGGTTTGAAAGACGCAGACGAGGACAAAGAATCAACCGAGCGATCAGAACGAAAGATCCTTACGCACAACGCAAACAAACAACCGTAGATAACAATCCGATCAAACTTGGACATTCTCTTTTTCTCCTTTTTTGGTACACCCGACTTACCGAAGTCGGATACAAATTCCTTATCAGAAAGAGAGATCTCACCGAACTCGCAAAACGAATCGTAACACCTGAAAATATGCTGCTCCTTCGGATAAGTCTGCGACCTTACACACACGCGTCCACTTTTATCATATTGCTGAAAAAGAAACCAAGGAAATGGAAATCGAAACGGGATACCCGGTACCCTCAAACGCTGCATGTCAGTAGATTTATACACGTTTTGACAAAGTCCGCGCAGACGAGCATTGAGGGTAGAAAAATCCTGCAGCAAAAAAAGAACATCAATATGATAATGTCGAGAAAGTCGCAGAAATTTGAACATTTCTCGGTATTTCTCATCCCGCTTGAGTTTACCACCGTCCAAGCTATCAAACCATTCATTGACCTCATCCAGAACTAATAGGATCGGTTTAGACTTAGTACCCCGAGGAATACAGGAAAGCAAATCGCTATCCATGCTTTCTAAATCAATGTAATGATATTGTCCGTCCTGGTAATTCCATCCATAATACTTTCGCAAGACAGGAATAACATTAGAATCATCAGAAAGCTTATACCGATCAAAACCGCTAGGTTCTACACGCTCGACACCATGAAAACGAATGTTCGAAAACACAGAACCCCCCGATGCGATATACTGCAACGAACGATGAACCGCATAATAGGTCTTTCCGGAACCCGGAACACCGAAACAAGCTTCAATCATACCGTTTACCTAGTAATTTTCACGACGAAGTGGTTTCGCATCTTATTGACCGCTGATCTTTTCTGCGACATTCGACAGCAAATTAAAAATACGAGTCGAACAACGAAAAACGAAAACCCCCGACCAAATAGAAGCGTACAAAATGCAGAGAGTAGCAAACAAATCAACAGGAAAAAAATAATTAGCTTGAGAAAGAAACGAACCAGTAGCTGAATCGACAACGAGTCCAGAAACATTAGATACAGATAAACTCATATCCGTAGTAACGCGCGAAATAATTGAAGAAAACAAAGAATAAAAAAACACATAAACAGCGACAGAAACGGACAACGAACCTATCCACTTTAACCCGCGACAAGTTGCGAGGAAAGCAAACAACTTAGTGAAATAAGGAGTCAATCGAGCGAGCAAAACACCAACTGGAACCATATCAATCACCTACCCCTAACAACAATTTATAGATCAGAAACAAGAACCCAACGATAAGCATGACAGCAGAAAACGACCGAAAAAACGAAATTGCACTGTCATACGGAGTCAAATCAAGAACAAACGAGTAATCTAAAATAGATACAGGAAAATTTATCGTCATCGAGGGACGCTCGCGACCAACACCCGACCAAGAACCAACAAACGACCCCATCAAACCGGAGAGACCAGAAGAAACACTCGAAATAAAATCGTCAAAAGAATCATATATACCACTCCAAGATTCTACCTTTTCACTTAATTCTGACTCATACTGATCATCATAATCGACCTGTGATTGCTCGGGATTTGGAACAACCGGAAAATCAGACTCGGAAATATCAGAATCCAAAGCACCTCGTATAACCTCTAAACTCTGAAGTAAATCAGAATTATCAGACCCATCAACGAAAACATTTACATCGGGTTGAACCGTAATTTCAGGTTGAACCGTAACTTGAGAGGGAGGAACATTAACAGTCGGAGAAAAATTCTGATTTTTTAACCAGTTCCAGTTATCGTTTTGCGATTGAACGTAAGCGGTAATATTATCACCAAGGTTTACAACATGAGAATTTATAGATGATGAACTGTTTTTTATAGAATCAACAGAACCTCGAATCGCAGACGAATGTTGCAACTGCAGAGAAACCTTGTCCGGAGTCCATGCACTCGACACAGGATTAGTATAACCCGGTTCAGGAATCTCGGGGTCAGGAGGATCATTATACGAAATCCAGACAGGAGCGGTATCAAAATCATACTCATTAAAGTATCCGTCGTCAGAAGTCTGACCAGCAGGTGGAACTACATCAAAAGTTGCTCCGATGATAGTAGAACCATTAACCCCGGGATCATCAGTAACGAAGTCTAAATTTTCGACATAGGGAGAATCGTAAACCCAAGGAGGAATAACTCCATCAGCAGGTAATCTGTAATGCTTTACACTTATAGTAGTCCATCCACCCGTCCCATTGAAGATACCACAACAAAAAGCGCACTTCCCTATCGACATAGCACTACTATAAACACCATTCCAAGTAGAAGGATTATTAATTTCGATGAAACTATTTCCGCTTAAAGGAATCAAATGACCACCCTTTGAATCTGCATGTTTCCAACCGTCCGGATGATACCCGGGTTCACCATAACGTACATTCAAAGAGCAATTAAAACCAAAATCAAGATTGGGTTGATAATAAGTAGGTCGCGAGGGATACCCCTGCGCTTTCATTGCGGAATCAAAATCACTACCATAGATCCACTGTCCGGGAGTACCGATATTATATGCATATTGCGAAAAAACTACCGTAGGGATGAACAGAAACATACCCCGCACAAAAACCCGACGAAAAATATCAGAACAATTCCACATTCACGAAACTCCATTAAAGACAATTCCATAATCACCCCACAAAAAAAACCTCCTCCCTCCCAAAAAAGGAGAGAGGAGGAACCGTTTACGTCCGAAAGAAAGAACCAATCTTACGAGCGACCCACGGCAACGCACGAAGAGAAATACCCGCAGTCAATACAGCGACGAGAGCAGTACCGAGAGTAGTAATATACCCAGTCACCTCACCCTGCGCAGAAGAAATCAATGCATCCGCACTTGTACCGTCTGCAAACGCAGAGATTACGCACAGTCCAAAAGAACCGACTGCGACACCAACCTTACGAAACATGTCCTTGTTCATGTTTACACCTACCTTTACCTTTTAACCCGTATAACAAAACGCGCCGGACACACGCCCAACCCCGTTTTTTCCGCACGGGTGAACACGGAAAATCAATCATTGCGGAAAGCATCTTCAATTCCGTGAGCAAAAAACCGGAAACTCGCAAGAAGCTTGAACAACGTGAACCATGAAAACAAACCGCAAATAAAACCAGAACACCCAGCTAAAACATAATCACTCATGACCGACAAACCTCACCGACGATAAACACGACGATAAACACGAGCAGAAGAACACCCGCGAAAAATGAACCTATAAATCCTGATAGCATGTTTGAAAACCCAACCCAAGAGAACCCAACCGAGGAAGGGTAAAACAAAATGGACCAGATGACCAACACGAAACACCACAACCCCCCCCCCGGAAAGAATCACATAAGGAAAACTGCTTTCTGAATCCCACCCTCATCTTTGTATTCTCTCAACTGAACAGAGAGCTTCTGACCCACTTTAACAGTGCTCATGTCCGCCTTCGGATTAAAAACCAAACCAACCAAAATCCCGTAATCACCCTGAAGAATGATGACAATCCGATGCAGTTTTTCCTTCTGACCAGTTTTCCGGTTCTGATAATCAAACACCTCGGAATCGAAAGACATAACATTACCCGACAGCTTCAATGCCATAATCAACCAACCATTTCTTTTGAGACTTTGACAACAACAGATTGACCCGACGCAACCACCTGATGAGGACAAGAAATATCCTCCCAAACGTACTCACGACCGGGAACACCATACATCGTGCCGACAAGCACGAAATCAGACAGGAGCCGCAAACGAAAATGCGGCGAATCAAAAAGAGTGGAGTGGGGGATATGCCCAGCCGCAAAACGGATTACAAAGTAATACCCATCGGAAAGGCAGAGAACCTCACGGTTAGAACGGACAACCCGACCGAGGGGACGAAAGACCTTGTAGCGGGATTTTCGAGGCAACTTAACGGACATAGTTACACCTCGAACTTAGGAAAAGGAACGTTCAGAGAAAACCGACAAACACCCGAAAAACCGTAAAAATGGACATGTCGATAATCGTAATAAAACTCTACGCTTACGTCGCAACCCAAAAAGGACAGGCCATCGGCAACACATAGGACAGCCTCTTTGAATGTACGAAAGCAAGCAGAATGACCAAGACGCAGAAGAACCTTAAATTGATCGTTTACAATATCGGCAATGTCTGCTTGCCACGAATCAGTTTTTTTTCGCATAGTTAAACTCCCATTTGTGGTTAATCCCAACCGGGCTTTGATGGGAGTACTATACTATTTTACATAACACATA